CTTTTAAATATTGTGCGCCAATTATACCTGAATTAGCATAAACATTGCCACCAATAATATTACCGGTAGCAGACACAATACCACTAGCATTTAGGTTGCCACCAGAGACATTACCTGTTGCACTTACAACACCACTAGTTGTTAAGTTGCCTCCTGTGACATTGCCCGTTGCTGTAATTAATCCTGCAGTACCTAAATTACCAACGTTAGCATTACCTACAACGTTAGCATATCCACCGATATTAGCATTACCTGTTAGTACAATATTTGACGTTGATATTGTTGCAGGTAAGTCAATTACTAATGTTTGACTAGACTGTGTTATTGATGCTGAAGTACCACCGTTACCATCACGTCCAATACTTAATGTACTAGTTGAAACTTGCACACATGCAATGTTTGCAGTTACAATTACGTTACCTGTAGGACTGTTAACTTGAATACCAGCGCCTGCTGATCTGTTTACTGAGGTTACTGTTGCATCTGACGTAGCTGAATATAATTCGCTAAAGTTATTTTGTACTTTTTGAAACGCTGTTCGTATTGCATCTGCATCAGGATCATCAGGAAATGTACCAAAGTCTATGTTTTGTTGAGCCATATCTATATCACCTTATCTTGTATTTATCGTTTTTTAATAAACGAGTACCCAAAAAAATACCCGACTATTGCCGGGTACTTTTAAGAAGTATTAATTACTTAATACCACTTAATTTGCGCCAATCTGTTAATAAATCAGTAGATTCTTTCATTGGACTACCTAAACGATTTACCTGAGTAGATACAACTGGAATTGTTGTTTGACCAGTAGATTTTTGTTTGTTCAAACCACCAGAAATAACTCTAGTCATAAAATCAATATCAGTTTCAAATTGATCATCTGCACCGTTAGCTAGTGATTCATCCAAGTCTTCTTCTTCAGCATCAACTGTGTCGGCTGCGTCATCGGCTTGAATAGCGTCTGTTCCAGCTTCACCACCGTCGCCGCCTTCTTCTAGAGGAGCATCAGTGTCGGCAAAGTTTTTACCGGCTGCTGTTGCTAAGGCTGCATCACGTGTGGCATCTGATTGTTCTTCTTCAGCTTCATCATTGTTGTTAGGATTAATTTCTTCTGCAACTTCATACTCACGTTGATCCATTGTTTCATCTTCTTCAACTGCTTCTCCGCATGAATGACCTTCTTCCATCATTCCACCGCAACTTTCACATGTTTCTTCTGCACCATGCTCATGACCGTGCATTTCTTCGCCGCCTTCTTCTTCATAATCACCGTTTGATTGAGCAGGGCCTTGACCAGTCATCTTACGAATCAATGATAACATATCATCATGGTCATCAACTACTTCTATTTCAGCTTCAGGACCTTCACCGCCATCAACATCGACTGTCATTGGTTGACCTGATTGAGGGGTCTGTCCAACTTCATCACCACCAAACAAGCCCAAACCTGCTGATTTGATAATACCTAACAATTGGTCTGCTTCTGCATCTTGGGCTGAAACACTTACTGAATCCGGTTGACCTTGTTGACCTTTACTAATAGAAACAGTCATACCTTCGTCAACTTTTTCACCTTCTAACAATGCATTTAATTGCTTGTCTAATGATTCAAAAGCGAATGGGCTTTCTTCAATAGCACTATGGTCTGTGAATGATTTACCACCTAAAGTAAACTTGCCGCCTTGTGGTGTTTTCTTCAATGCGGCTGTGAAAGCATTACCTTCATCAGCAATCTGAGGTGTGTGAGCACCATAGCTAGCCATAGTGTTAACTACTGGATTAGCTTCACCAACATAACCTTGAATTGGCATTTGACCATAGCATTCATCTAGACCTTCTTTGTAACCTTCGTGATATGAGCGTGACTCACCCATATCATCATAGGTACAATTGTAACCTTGTTTGCCTAATGCATGTGCTTTACCTGCATGACGTGCGGCTTTAATTCTATGATCCATACCTTCTTTTACTTTCTTTTTGTCAGTTGCGGCTTTTTTCATTGGTTCTTTCTTGTTGCCGTCTTTATCCAAGTCTAAGAAGTCTGGCTTAGCCGCTTCTTTTACTGTCTTTTTCTTTTTCTCATCATACTCAATGTCTTTGGTAACTTTCTTGCCAGCCTTTTCAGCTTTGTTATCATCTTTACCTTTATGTTTCATATCGTATTCTAAGTCTTTGGTAACTTTCTTACCTGCTTTTTCAGCTTTATTATCAGCTTTAGTGCGCTTGCCTTCGCCAATTGGGCTCATCAAACTATCGTTTGGCGGCATATCAGCTTCTTTAATCTTCTTTAGTTGTGCGCCAGCAATACGTTTTGCGGCTTCAACACCATACTTAGGTGTTAGTTTACGAACTAACGCATCAAAGCCTGTAGTAGCATTGTTGTGCTTACCAATATCTTCTTCGTGCATTTGATTTGGCATCAAAGTCATTTCACCTTTGCCAATAGATTGTTTAATCTGTTGTGCTAGTTGTGGGTTATCAACTGTACCTAATGTTTTATTACCTTGAGCAATAACTTGTGTTTGCTTTTGTGGTTGACCAGCTACTTGTTGTTGCTGTTGCTGACCAGGAGGTGTCATTTGTCCAGGTTGTTTAGGCATTTGATTTGCTGGTTTGATTTGAATCTGTTCAGCTTCAGCTAACATTTCCTGATCGATGGCATCAAAGTATTCTTTTAAACTATGCTTAGTTGTTTTCTTTTTGTCATGCTTAGGTAACTTAACATCTTTACCTTTAGTTACGCCAAATGCACTGAAGTCATACTTCTTATCTTCACCACTAGATTGTGTAGCTTTCTTAGGGCGGCCTTTGCCTCTTTTTTCTGTAGAAGCGGCTTTAACTTTATTGCCCTCTTCATCTTCATCGTCTTTACGACCGTAACCACCTGGTTCAGCAGTATGCTTTAATCCAGTTTTAGTTTTTGTTGTAGCTTCGTTCAACTGGTCTAGTTGTGATAATAAACTTTTGAAATCCATTTTATGTTCCTTTTATTTTGATACGCTAGCGCCAGTTGCTGGCTTGGGTGGGCGTTTAATTGTAGTCATAGGGCTCTTATCGCCCAATTGTTTGTCATCCAAATAAGGCTTGAATGGATCAAATGCATTTTTTGTTTTTTGACCTGCATAAGGAATATCAATAGTTGAACCCTTCATTTGGTCTTTGATACTGGTTAAATAACTATCGCCGTATGCTTTATTTGCTTCTTTAGCACCAGGTTGCTCACTCATTTCTTCATGTGTAAGTATTGGACTATCTTTCATTTCATTAGCATAGCCTTCAGCTTCACTATTGATACTATCATCAAAATCAGTAGTGATGACACGTACCATATTAATATTGTACCCTAGAAGTTGAGCAATTTGTTGAATCATTGGTTCAGTAGCTGGATATCTAAAATCAGCTTTAATAATAGTTACAGATTGATTTGCTAAATTAGGAAATCCATATGGATCTTTTTGTATAGGTGTGCTTGTTGGATCACTAATTCTAATAGGATCAAACTTGTTTAGATTGTACTTAAACATATCTAAGAAGTTTTTGTCAACGTCACCTGCAATCTTTATCGTGTATTTGTAACTTTTAAGACTTTCGGTTATGTATGTTTTTAGGCTTTTCATTTCTTTATTCCTGTATTATGTATTTATCATTGACTGTCTGATTTAGTTGCCAACATCTTAAGCAACTCATTACGGTCCAAACTTTTACCCTCACCGACAGGAGTATTCTCTATTTCTTCAGCTTTTCCAGCAAGTTTTTGGTCTAAGCTAGCTTTTTTCAATTGCAAATCAATCATTTTTAGCTTCTTATTTAGTTTAGCTGTTTTAGCAGTAATAGCATGACCTAACATATTGCTTGCTACACTAAAGATTTCACTACTGAATCTGCTATCAACTTGCATTCCTAGTTCGCTCAAGTCTTTAAAGCTATCCACTGCCATTTGTGCTAGTTCATCTAGCTCACTGTCACTGGCATCAAGACCCTTAACTTGGGGCAATGCATTATCAATTTTCTCTAACGCACTTAGTGCATCAGTGGTTATTTCACGTGCATTTTCTGGTATAGGAATATGCAAGCTGTCAATCTCATCTTGCGGAAGTTCAAACAATTCGTTTAATTTTTTCGTCATACAAGTATTTAGTTACTTGCTTCGCCCATTGTGGAAAAGATCATCCTCAGTTATGACTCTAAAGGTGTATCCATGATGTTTACAATAGGCCATGGCCGCTTGCCATTTAGCATGATTGATTGCTACTACCATTCTGTCTTTGGCATTGGCAACCTTACTCTCTATAAGACTTTGTTTCTTAGGCTTAATCTCAACTATCTCAGCAATATTTTTACCATACTTGTTTTGATAAACTACAAAGAAGTCTGGGATATATGTTTTTGGTTGTCCAGTAAATGGATGACGATAAGGAACACTAATAGCTTCACTTGCCCAATACAGTACATTTTTGTTATTGTCGCAGAAATTCATAAATGTAAGTTCCCAACCACTACGATATCTTGGAGTATGCTTACCTACATACTTTTGTGTGTTCTTGGGAACGAACGTACCTTGTGCAAACTTTGCCATGATTATTGCACAATATTACGTGCGACTGGTTGATTAGATTGCGGTATTGTACCTACACCATACAAACTTGTTTTAGATTTAAAACTATTCAAATAATATGCAATTATTTGATTCATTTCTAACTTATTATTAGCGCCTTGAATTTGAGCCAATAAATCTAATACAGGAATTCCGGTTTCTTGTGCTATTCTAAACAAAAATGATGTAAAATTTCCTGCAATGATTCTAGTATCGCACACGGATTTGAAATATCCGTTAACAATATCAAACTCATTACCATTAACACTCATGTTAAAAGCGTAAAAGTCATCAAATATTTTTACAGTTAAGTCTGATGCAGTGCGGTCATCGATTATTCGTGCCATATGTACTCCAATGTTTATCTATTTATTGGAGGGGGAACCACTACTCTACCATTCTGTCCCTGTGTTTGATTAGGGGTTGAGCCGTAAATTAGTGTATTGAACAATACATTTCTACCTGTATTGTTCAATGGGTTCATAAGAGCATTAGTAATACCAGTAGTAACCTCAGTTTTGATAGCCTGTTTCAAATTCATATTCTTAATGGTATTGTATGTTGCACCTGCTTTTTGAATAGCACCTAATGGATTAAAACTTGCTGGATCTAAATCTTGAATGATGCCACCGGCAGCATCTCGTAAGCCACCTTGACCTAAAATAGTTGCATTGCTACCTGGACTTGCAATAGGGCTTTTAATTCTATCATAATTATCAACAGTACCAAATCCAGCTACAATCTTATCTGGATTGTTGCCATCTAATGCACCTTGAAAATATTTGACTGTTTCATAATCAATAGTCATGGTGTTTTCCATAGTACCGTTACCTTCAGCATAACTGTAAGTATCATGTGCAAATTGAGTAATGATGGGATTTATTAGTGTGTATGCTACATAATTGTGTTGGTGAAAACCAAAAACAGTAATATTCTTAAAGAAAGGAATCTTAGTTTGACCAGTAGCCGCTTCGGTATATCCATTAACTGTATTAGATGTTTCTCCTACATAGCCCCAATCAGTATCGCCCGGTATAGATTGTGAATAAATATTTCTATTATTGTAACTACTATTGTTAGGTGAAATACTAGGATTATTAGTAGAGTTTTGATTTGTCTGTCTTCCTGAAATAGAAACAACAGGCTTACTAGAATCTTTGTAATAGTAAGTGTAATAATTATACCACATGTTACGAACTAAATTGTTATTGTCATCGTGGAGAGTTATACTGATAGGATCATATTTTAGTTTGGTTTGAACAATACGTTTACGATTGTATTGATTCATTTGATGGGTTTCAAAATTAAATGAAGGTAGTTTTACTGTTTTAACTGCTAAACCAAAATTTGCACCCTGTGATAATCCTAGGCCATAAGCGGCTGGGTTAATATCAAAATACACATGAAATAAGAATTTTAGTTTTGGTGCATATGCATACGAACTAGGTCTAAAAGTTTTACTTGCGTGAGTGTAGTCACGCACGTAATCGTTGCCGAAGAATCCTCCGGCAGCGTCTGTTAATAAGTTCTGAAAAAATCCAGCCATTTAATATTCAAAAAATATTATTAGTTGTTACTACCATTAGAACCGATACCGGTTGCAACACCTGTAGAACCAGCCAATGAACGTGCAACACGACCAACAGCCGAACCTACACCAGATGCTAATGGATTATTTACTGCATTGTCAAAGCGAATTGACAATTGAATAGTAACAACTTCATTAGAACCATAGTTTAAGTTATTGTAGTTAGCACTTTGCAAGAAACAACCATAACATTCCCAAGTTTCTAAGACGATAGGAGCACTAGTACCATTACCACCATCTAAGATTTGAATGTCTGTTTGGAATTTGTAATCTTGACCAGTAGCCGCAGATGCTTGTTCAACAAAGTCCATCTGTTTCTGTAATTGTTGCCCTACTAATTTTGCAACACTACCCGAAGCATCATCTCTAATGTTAACTGTTAGAGGTTGCCATTCGTGTCTGCCTGCAAGATACATTGTAGAGTTGTAAACTGGTATTGTGATTTCTCCAAAGCTAACTGATGGGCGTGTTATGTCAATAACTTGCTTTGTCAATTGCTGGGTTGCAGTATCAACACCAAAGTTTAAAAAGTTAACTCTAAATCTGTATTGTAGTTTGGGCATTAGCAAGCCCTGATTTCCGCCGGAATTATCTCCTGCTACGGTCATGTTGAATAATGATTGTGAGGCTATTGCCATTTTTTTCTCCTGTTATTAATATTTATCTTTGCAAATAGATAGCCCTTTCGGGCTATCTTATTTCTTATTGACCACCTAGTTCACCTGTGTTCAAAATACGAACCGGGATGTAGATGAATTCAGCTGCCTTAACAGGTTCAACTGCAACGTCAATCCAAAGTTCATTTCTATCGATACGAGCTGGTGTGTTATTTGATTCATCACACACTACCAAGTAATCATACAGACCGCGTTTAGCAACTAAGTCAACCATCAATGTTTCTACAACACCTGCGATTTGACCACGTGTCAACTGATCGTTCGGTTCGAACACGAATGGACGTGCTGCCAATGTTAATTGTCTACGAATGTAAGCAATTAGTCGTGCAACGTTAGTTCTATCTAATGCACTTGAACTATTGAAGCTGGTCTTATTACCATAGTTCAATAATCCAACACCAGTGAAGAATACTAATGGGTTAATCTGATTGATGTACAATACATCACGAATTCCCAAACGAGTCTTAATAGAAATAAACTCACCTGTTGTGCTATCAACATAACCAATGCTCAATGCATTGTCAATTGTACCTCTACGTGTACCTGCCGCCGCCAACCAAGGATAAGCAATAGTATCATTACGCAAGAATGTACGTAACATCATGTATGACGCTGGTACTGCAACTTGATTACCTGCTAAGTCTGTTGCCAATCCGCTTGGATAGAATAGACCCATGTAAGTACTGCGTGATACTAAACCTTCTTCACCTGTGCTAGAAGCACCTGCTTCGTTATTAGCCCAAGCTTGAATATCAGTAGCACTATCAGCTAAACGCATTGGTGTATCACCTAAGATGTAAGCTGTTTCACCACGATCACTATTCAATGCAATCATACCTGGTTGCAATTCTGGATAATTAGGTGTAGCAATCAAGTTGAAGAAGTTATCTTCATCACGTATTGCTGTGTTAGTAGCAATTGCCGCATTCAATGATTGAACAACCATAGCACGTTGTGCCTTACGACCCATGTAAGGAGCACCATTTGTCATGTTACCACTTACTGTTACCCATGCATCTGTTTCTGTTGGTAATGTTTCACCAGGGAAACTTGTATTATTGAAGTAATCTGTTCTGAATTGTTTTACGT